TGCGCCGTGTTGACGGATAGACGGGAGCACTTCAGACGTGACCCAATGCTTGAACTTGCGTGCGTTGGGCAGTTTGGACGATAGGACTAGACTGTATAAACCCGACTCATTGATAAGCCAACCACCACGTTGTCCCAAACTCGATAACGAAACGTTATTGAGTTTATCGTCGTCATCAACATGGTCTGCTACTGCTTTGCTTAGGTTTTGATAGCCTAGAATCTTAGCTACATCTTTACCCACGAACCAAACCGTGCCCGACTCATCGGTGAATGTACGCATGTCGCGATTATCAAACTGATACACTGAAAGCGAGCCGTTAATCATTTAATAGGCTCCTTTCACTAGGAGGGTGCTTCACAGCACCCTGCATTGTTTCCAGAACATGAGGCGCGAACTTTGCTGTCAAACTTGTTGCGCGCTTCATGTTCTTTAACATTCCTAGCCTACATATCCTTACCATCGTTATTCCTCCTCATCTTCTTCAAAGAATGTGCCCGCAGGCATGCCCTCATTCATGTGCCTTTCATGATATAGATTAAAAAATCTCAACGAGCTTACTAGGGGCATGAGATACTCCCTAGAAATAAGCAGTGGTGTCACACCATGCACAAACACAGTGTCTTCAACCACAAACAACGTGTCAAAACGATTACTATCAATCTTGGCAAGCTCACACAGCATGTTTCTCCTAGCATCATAATTAGGGTACAAGTTAACGCTAACGCCTTTCGACACGCGAACAATACCAAGCGCATCATCAGTGTGGTTAGGGTCAACGAACACCACATACGAGTCCTTAATTTCTTCTGTACGTATCTCGAACTTTTTCTCACCCGACTTAATCTTGCCCCACAACGCGGGGTCAAGCTTCGCAATCGTAAAACTAACATGCTTCATTCTTAGTCCTCCTTACTGTTAAGACTTGTTTTTGTGAATAACTGTTTGAAAACCTCGTTGGGAATAACCGTGACATGTTTTTCCACTGGTACTAGCCAATCAAACTTATGAATAAGCATGCCCTCACTATCCGTGCCTTTAACCACTAGCCTGTTTCCGCTAATGTAAATCGTGTGATGGTTAAAAGCGGATAGTAACCAATCTGGATAGTTACTGAACGCACAATTACCGTAGTATTGTTCAGCTACTATTTTTTCGCTTTTCAATTCGAAAACATTCATTTTCGTGTGTTCTCCTTTCGAGATAAACTCTTGTTAATGGTCATGAAAATATGTTCACATAATTTTTGTGGAATATCACTCCTCACGTTGTAATCCTTAGTCCACACACTCATAGATAACCCTGTTGAGTTAGGTGTAGCGTCTAAATTCAATGCAATATTGCTCGCGAAAATCGTAGGCTTCGCAATCGGATAATCATAATTTGAGTAATACGTTTTATTTAAGTACGGCAGCTTAAACCCTTGAATAGTCTGTATGTATTCCCATATGCGTGAGCTTAATGGGTTTTCAATCACAAACACGTGAGGCTTATACCGTTTGATAATTTCTACTGTGTTATACGCGCACAGTTCACCGTTAATACGGTTCAAGAAACTCTTATCATACTTAAATTGCACATTATCGTAATCACGCCGCGCGCGGATAGAGAAACGTGTTAATGGTGTTTGTGGTTCAAACAAACTGTCAACTGTTTCGCGTTTCCAACATGCATTCCCTCCCCTCATCGCACTAGCAACGCTCCAGGATTCACACGGGGGACTAGCAATAATCACATCAGGGTGAGGTAGCTTATCCAATCGTGTAAAAAGGTTATCGTCATTGAATAAGCGTGAATAATCAGCGAGGTTCAATTCGATAAAATGAGTATTTTTACCCATTTTGTCTAAACCGACCGCATAAAACTCTGTGTCTAGAATTTTGTTGCGGTTGAGTCGTGTAAGGCACTTGCTGTAACTGCCGTTACCGCTATCAAACAAACACCAGACAACGGTAGACATAATGTTTTACCTCCTTAAACTCTGTGTGCTTTCCAGATTTTCATTTCCAACATGTCCACCACGCTCTTACAACCTGAAGTTTTCACCGCTTCATAAAGAGCGTCTGCCTCACTTTCGGTTAGAGTGATGAACGGCATACCATCAGACAATTCAAGGGTCAAAGCCGAATCTGTCAAATCGTCTAACCGTTCTGAAATATTCTGCAAATCGCTTGCAATATCTTCTGTCTCCCTATTAAGGTCATCTAAACTAGCTGCCATTATTCACCTCACTTTCTTCTAAATGCTTACGGTTGCCCATATCATGGCTAAATACAAGGCAGTCCACACACAATGCGCGATTAACACAGCCTTATCCGCGTTCTTACCTATTGCAAAAGGTATAAGAATGAGCTGCACCACGAAATACGCGATAATCAACCACTGTTGCCAAACCATATCGTTCCTCTTTCCTTTACTTATCTTTTTCAGCAAGCTCTGCAACACTATTCATGTCGCCCAACGTGAAAACAGAGACTATCTCGTCCAACGCTTGCACATTCAACCCTTGCTGAACTATCTGAAACCAAATAATGTCTTGACTACAAAAATCCTTGTCTAACAGCACCTGAATAGCGGTACCAGCTTGCATTGTTTCCATACACAAATCCTTTCAACCGTGTGTAATGTTTTATTGCTTGTGGCGATCTATAACAATCGCCTTTTAATTAATCTCTGCCTAGAAAAGTCCAAGCAGAGATTAAAAACCCTATAAAATGTGCGACGCTGTGGCTGTGTGAAAAGTTAAAAACCGATTCTTTCTTCGAGTTCTCCCGTGTAGAACCGTTCAGCCACGGTATCGCGTGTGGTTTCGTCTACGATACGCACCGTCCATTCAGGTGGCGTAAAATACTGTGAATACTTATCAAACAGTAAACGCGACGCTTTATAAGACACAAGCACAGGTAGTTTACGCACGAAATCGTGTAGCTTAGCGTTCGCATGAAAATAATCAAACTCAACGCTCGACTCAATCACATCATGCTCATTCCACCCGTGTACTATACCGAACTCAACCTTGAAACCATTACTCATATGTTTTGCTCCTTAAAAAATGAGGGGAGGGGACACACCCATTGGTGTAACCCCTCACGCCCTTTAATAATTGATTTTTTGAATTGATTAGATATAGGTTAAGGCTTCTTCTTTGTCCGCCTACTCCCAATCTTCACACGTCATGAGATTATGCTCAGTCACTTGAGCGTATTCCCATGAGCCGTTCTCACTATCAACAAGCTCAATAAAAGCGTCGGCTAACATGCCACCAGGAATAAACTCAGCAAGAAACGTGGCAAACGTGTCTTTAACCGTATCCAACGTGTCCTCTAGCACGCTTGCCAACTTAGGGTCAAGCAAATAATCTCTAAACGCTGACACGCGCATGTCATTGATAGAGTTGTACGTGTCGTGAAGGTAATTCACGTCATACTTAAAAAACGTATCAAAATCGTTTAACGGGTGCAAAAGAACGTTTGTCAACGTGTCCAGCTTCTCCTCATAACTTCCATGTAGGGGAGAGCGCAGCACATAGTCCACTGCGCTCGCCATGTCAGTCTTTTTAAGATAAAAGTCACCGCCTATGAAATCATTGCTCACAATGAAGTGGTAAGCGTCATATAATTCTTCAGAAGTGTTGAGTAGTGTTGAGTAGTGTTGAGATCACTCATAATAATATTCCTTAAAAATTTTTGTATGTGTTGGTTAAAGGTAGTAATCGTTGAGATATGTAATCACGCTAGTGAATGCGGACGCGATACTCATAAGCCAAAAGAAGTCGTAATTGGTGAAACCGTACAAGACCATGAAAAATAGTCCTGTGAATGCCACCCATAAGCAAGTTGTGTCATTTTTATCCATAATGCAGCCTTTTACTTAGAGGGGGGGGTACTATACTCACGTGGTGTAGCACCCCTCTAATCGGTAGAATATGCGTGTTATGCGGTGAATTTAGCCATGTAAGCGTTCAATGCTTGCTCACCCTCAATATCACTACCGGTTTTATATCCAGCTTTGCGTGCGATGACCACGGTTAGGTCTTTCACACCGATATAGGCGATACGGTTGCCACGCTTACCAAAACCTACGTGGTTTCACGTCTAACGCTTGCAATTGTTCGCATGTGTTCGAGCCGATAGGCACGGTTGCTTCAACCACACGATAGGTAGGTGTAGTTGGCTCAACGGTTGGCTCTGCTGTGGTATCGTCTACCACCGTTTCAGCCTCTGCAACATTCGTAGACGGCTCTGTATCCTCAGGTGTTTCTTCTTCAGGTTTAGGCATATTCTCACCGCTAATACGCACTGTTGCTACCGTCTTTGCCTCAGCAAACACCTCATCAGTCTTAACAGCGGACATTTAATTCATATCCTCAACAGACGTAGTTAAATCATGCGTACCAGTAGGACGATGCATAGGCAGAACCAGAGCATAAGTATCTGTGTCCAAAGTATCCAATACCCACGGTTCAGTATCCTCAACCGCAACAGTAGTCGGCAACAACTGTACAGACTCAAAACCCTTATAATCATAGAACGATAACAGCTTGCGAGCGCGGTCTAGCAGCTTAAAATCAAAGATAGGGAAATGAGATATTGTCACGTCACGATACACGTTTTTCACGCGCGTAACCGTGAGAGCATGGGTCATAAACTCTAATAGTGTGGGGTTTAGCTCAATCCAATTGAGTGACTCCCATTTTGCAATATCCTTAGCCGTCATGCTCTTTGCTATCGTTTTCAAATCATTCACCCTCACATACATTGGTGTATCTGCAAACCTGGTGAACAATTCAGGTGTTTCAAACCACACAGCGAGCATTCCATCCGTGTACATGATGTGCCCATCACCTGTATAGTACAAAGCGCCTGTGCGCGGGTCTGCACCATTCTTGGGTATCACAAACGCGCTAATCTGTTTCTTACTTAGTCCAGTCATGTGCATGCCTACGCCACGCTTGGACAAGAACTCTGTAGCGTTAGTAGTAGTTGTTGTTGTTTCGGTTGTCATAATGGTTTCCTTTCACATTTTGCACGGGGGATAAAATGGGCAGACTTTGCCCATGCGTGCACCCCACCCCCGTGAGATGAGGGTGCATAAAACTTATAATTAGATTGATTAGATTGAATTGATAGAGGGGGTAACCCTAGTTCTTAATACGGGTTACTGTGCCGTCACTGTTGTAAATTAACGTGTCACCCTTGCCGTTACCTTGGTGTTTTGCGTCCCATACGCACGCGCCTACTGTACCGTCCATGTTGGAGCCGTCTTCAAAGTCGCACGCACGCAAACCACTGTTAGACGGGGCGCACGCCGTAACCATAAGCAAGCCCACGCACACGATACTGAAAAATAGTTTCTTCATAATAAAAGTCCTTTGATAAAAACAGGCAACCATTGCCCATGTTGAGGAGGGGTTATGCCCAATAAATTGGGTGGTCGCAATAGTTAAAATCAGCCTGAACAAACTCGAATGTATACCGTTGGCAGTCGAGCAACGCACCCAACCAAGTCGCCAACAATGGCATATTATCCTGTTTCGAGTCAAGATAAGCCTGTACTTTATCGCGTAACAAGTCATAACTTTGGTCTACAAAGTCCTCAAGTTCGACGCCCACGCCACTGGTATCTTCAACCGCCTTAACCGACAAGTCACCCAACAGTCGCCACGTTTCGAGAAGTAACTTAAACCCATCGTCAACTTCTGCCAAATCGCCTAAGCGGTCTACATAATCACCTCTTCCATCGAGCGCCATGCCTACCGATTCGCTCAACTCACAGCATGGTAGCGTGAATTCCTTAACTCCCGTAGACGTTTCAACACGGAAATGGATAGCGTCAACCATACGCGGAATATAATCAATATCACGCATTTTCATCACCTATATAAGTCTTAAAATATTGTTGTTTTGTTGTTTTGTTGTTTGATTTTTGGGCAGACTTGCCCAGAGAAAATAGGGGTATTAACCCCATGCTACGAGCATTATTGCCCGCAGCATGTAGAAAAAAATAGGGGGAGATAGATAGACTACAACCTACCTAGTAGGCTTAAATGCGCCGCTTGTAATATCCTCGATAATCGACTCGATACCCTTACGCGCTACCCGTGCGCGCTTATCGCAGTACTCCCAAGGAACAGCCTGCACCGCCTCCTCAAGCGCTCTAAGCCTATCAGAGTCTACGCGGACGTTGCCAAAAGGACGGTATCCAGTTGTAAGAGCTAAGCCGCTTTCTAAGCGGAAAACGTCACAGTTCCAACCGTTGATACCGCTTGTGTAGCCCACGCGCTCCATATCGAGCGCTTTAAGAGTATACTGTAGCTCGCAGTATCCCACCTTGATAATGGACGGGAAACTATATTCCACATCTTTCCTACGGAGTTGTAAATCCATAATAATCACGTACCTTTCAAAGTCTGCCCCATCGCCTACCCTGAAAGAGCAGACGATGGGCTATGCCTTTAGTTTGTAAATCCATTTAAGGGCGCTCCCTTACCGTGCAAAAGTAGGGGGAGCGCCTTTAATAAACCTAATAATTAATAAAATTCCACGCGCTACCTAGTAACGCGCTTAGACCGTTGACGCTGCTTAGCTTTCCTCACCTTACGCAATTCCTCACGACTCTCATCGCTAAGTAACTCGCTAGGCTTAACGCCTAACGCCTTAGCGATTTTCAACGCTGTAAAAAAGGCTACGTTATTTATATCTAAATCGCCTCTGTAAATCTGGCTAATTGTCGCGTGAGAAACGCCGCTAGCGTTTTCAACGGTGTTCTGTGATAGCTCTCGAGCTACCATAATCACTTTAATCTGAGTACTCATGCACTCATTCTAATAGAGATTAAATAATCTCTTAAAGGCTCCACTCTTAAATTATCAAATCTCATAAGCTCTTTGGCTATCCTCTCAACCTCTCTTCGAAGCTGATAACTTAACTATACAACGGTAGTAGGATACCGTCAAGTAGATATGCTCAACGCATTGAAAACAAACGCAACCATCGGCGTGTCGCAAACAACAAAACCCACCCAAAAACACACAACCCTAACCACTCGAATCAATACCAAGCCGATAGATAAGCGCGATACAGATAAGCAGATACGTATCCGCGGCGCGCCAAGCTCACGCGCGCACATATACACGCACAAGCTATAAAAGCACCGCAGACTCTCCAACAAAGACAAGCGCGACAAAGATACTCATACCTCAATAAGCGCTCACAGATGCGATAATGCGAGCGCGATGAGAAGAGATGAGAAGAGATGAGAAGAGATGAGACAAAGAGCCTAGCCCCCCCCAAGGGGAGACCCCCACACCCCAAACAAAAATCAAGCCCCTTGCGGTCTAGTCTTTTTCGCGAATGCGGTCTGTGGCGATTTTTGAATGGGTCACCCTTGACGTGTTGTGTTGCTTGACTTTGTAGGGTAGGACAGGTATATTTGTAGTGTTGTCATTCGTGTGTGGATAGCAACGTGCTCCTTTGTGGGTGTTTCTTGATTCTCTCTGTTTGTTTTTCTTTCTTGCTTTTTGTGTGGTGTGCGTGTGGTACGCCGTTGTGGGTTACTGGTTGTGGCTCAAGGGGTCTTTCTTCCTCTGTTCCTAGGGTCGCTGGGGTTTGGTTCCAGTTTAGGTACTGTGTCGCGTGGGTTAAATCATGCATGGGGTGGGAGAGTTTTGAGGGGATTGGGTGTGATTAAGAGATGGCTCTTGTTTTAGTTGCGATGGAATGAGGGTCGGTTAGCGTGCCATGGTTGGTATGAATGTTTCGCATATTGGCATTCATTGTGGTGGTTCGATTCTGCCTCACGCTACTTATTTTTATGGGAGATGATTGTTGTGGGTTTTGAAACGTCGTCTCGTAAGCGTGCGTTTCCTCGTGATTGGGCGTTTCGGCGTCGTCTTGTGTTGGAGCGTGCTGGTTTTAGGTGTGAGTATGTGCGGCAGGATACGGGGTTGCCGTGTGGTGCTAAGGCTAATCAGTGTGACCATATTCACCCTGGGGTGAATGGTGTTTATGATGATAGTTTGGATAATTTGCAAGCGTTGTGTGCGTATCATCATTTGGTGAAGTCTAAGGGTGAGGGTGGTCGTGCGGCTGTTGAGCATAGGCGTGAGCGTGTGCGTGCGAAACGGTATGAGCACCCTGCGTTCCGTTAGGGGGACGGTGAGCTTATGGTGAATGAGCTGGTGAAAGCCGTGTGTACGGTTGAGGGGTGCGAGCGCGTGGAGTGTTCGCGTGGCTTGTGTCGTCATCATTATAATCAGCAGCATTATGCTATGCGTGTGCGGCGTAAGCAGTTGGTGCATTTGTCGCGGTTGTGTCCGTCGTGTGGTACGTGGTTTGAGTGTCGTATGAGGACGCAGAAGTATTGTTCGGCTAAGTGTCGTAAGCGTATGGAGAATAGGCGTGCACGGTATCCGCGGTTGCGTGGTGTGCCTGATAATCCTATTCGTGTGTCGTCGGCTTGTTTTGATGATGATTCTGGTGAGGTTATGGTTGATCGTTTACTGGAGAGTGTGCCTAGGGCTGATGTGCCGTCTGAGTTTTTCACTATGGGTGACGTGGTGGAACAGCAGTCGGGTAAGTGTTTTAAGTGTGGGCGTTCGATTGTGGACGCTGATGGTGATGTTGATGTGTTTAATGTGACGCCTTTGTGGATTACACCGCTTGAGCAGGGTGGTGGCAAGGTGTTGTCTAATCGTTGTCTTGTTCATGTGACATGCGTGTAGAACGTCACGTTCTCATGCGTGTGGTCTCGCAGTCAGTGTGAGCCATGTGAGAAGAGAGTGTGATAAGTATGGCTGGGAATAATCGTCGTGCGGCTGGGTCGAGTGGGGGTGTGTTGAAAGCGCCTGACCGTCCGTTGGGGCCTGAACTTCCTGACGCTTCGCAGATATTGCCGAAGAATCATGAGTGGTTGCCTATTGTGCAGCATTGGTATGATGAGTTTCGGGTGAGTCCGCAAGCGCAACTGGTGAGGACTTCTCCTATGTGGATGAGTTTGCAGTTGGCGTTTGTGCAGATTAATGAGATGTTGTTGACGGGTCGGTTTGCGACGATGAGTCCTGAGGTGCGTCAACTTATGGGGCAATTCGGGTGGACTCCTGCGAGTTTGCGTGCGATGAAGCTTGACAAACCGTTAGCTGATGATTATGCGGCTGGCGTGGGTGATGGTGAGCATGGTAAACCGCGTGGCAATGATATGGAGGAGTTTAAGCGGCGTTCGCGTATTGCTGGTAGACAGCGGGTGGCGTAATGCATGAGATGATTCCTGAGATTACTGCTGAGCAGAGGCAACGCTCTTTGGGGTGGTTTGCTGTGTGGTGGATTGAAACTTTCACGCTTGTGGGGCGTGGCGGTGGCGTGGGCATGCAGATACGTTTTGCTCCTGAAGTGTTCCAGTTTATTGTGAACTGTTATGCGCTCGATAAGCATGGCAGACGCCGTTTTAACCGTGTGACCTTGTGTCGCCCTAAGGGGTGGAATAAGAGTGGTATTGCGGCGGCTATCGCCTTGTTTGAAGCGCTTGCACCGTGCAGGTTTGACCATTGGGCTGTTGAGGGGGAGACGTACACGTTTCTGGGGGAAACCTACTATTACGAAGAGGGCGAACCTGTGGGACGTCCCGTGCAGAACCCTGTGATTCATATTCTTGCTACCACTGAGAATCAGACGGGTAACACGTATGAGAGTATCTTCTATAATTGTACAAGTAAGGACGCGCCTTTAAGCGTACTCATGGGCGTGGGTTTAGACGCTGGCATGACTCGTATTCTTCTGCCTGAGGGTGGGGTTATCGAGCCTGTGTCCTCGGGTGCGAGTGGTAGTGACGGTGGGTTGGAAACATTCGCTGTGGCTGATGAAACCCACTTGTATAAAGTGCCGCGTTTGAAGAACCTGTTTCAAACGGTGAAACGTAATTTGCCGAAGCGTAGCTTGGACGCTGACCCTTGGCTGTTGGAGACTACCACGTATTTTCAAGCTGGGGATAATAGTGTGGCTGAGGGGTCGTTTGATTATGCGAACGATATTCGCGAGGGCAGGATTAAACATGCTGCTGGCTTGTATTTTGATTGGCGGTATAGTGTGCTCCCGTTTGAGGATTTCTCTGACGAGAAAAAACTTAAGCGTGCGATTGTAGAAGCGTATGGGAGTGCGGCGAAAAGTCCTGACGGGAAAGATTACGTGTTTCTGCCTGACGGGCGTTTGGAAGCGTTGAACCCTGCTACGGGGCGTACAGCGGACGGGTGGAGTTTGAATGACCCGAACGTAGAGCCTGCGTATAGTGGGGACGGGTGGGTGTTACCTGACGCGATTATGGCGGAGATTTATCAGCCTGACGCTGACCCTGCGGATTCGACTCGCTACTATTTGAACTCGCGTGCAAGTGTAGAGGACGCATGGTTGACCGAAACGGAAATCATGACTCACACGGTGATGAAAGACCTTGTGGATAAGGCTATTGAACAGCGACGCCTACCAATGTTGTGGCAGGATATTCTCTCGCCTGACGATGAGATTACTCTAGGGTTTGACGGTAGTGTCAGTAATGATTCCACCGCTCTGGTAGGTTGCCGTGTCAAAGACGGACTCCTGTTCATTATTAAGATGGACGAAGCGCCCGATAATAATGCTCGCGCTAAGTGGCGTGTCGATCGTGATAGTTTCGACATGCAAGCACGCTACATGTTTGACCATTACAATGTGGTGGGTTGTTTCGCCGATGCCGCGTTCTTTGAAAGCATGATACGTGACTGGGAGCGCGACTATGGGCAGAAAATGAAAGTGTTTGCCCGTGGTAAGGGTGGTGGCGAGCTTATGCGCTACTACACGAACATACGCCATCGTGACGTGTATAAGTCGTTGGAAACGATTCATACGAACACGCAGTACGCGCTCACGGACGCGGACAATGATAGTGGTGCTATTCGTTTCCTCGCTGACCCTCGCCTGTTGAATCATATACGCAATGCGCGTAAACATAACCGTCAGTTCGGCTACCTGATTTTTAAGGAGACTCCGAAGAGTCCGAAAAAGATTGACGCGGCTATGGCAAGTATCCTCGCCTATGCGGCGCGTCAACAATACTTGGGTAACTCGCAGGACGATGTTGAGGATACGTATTACATGCCTATCCGCATGTACTAGACAAACTGTTTTTAATAATTCAAGAGAGGTGTTCACTCTATGGCTACTGTTTATGTCACTGGTGTTGAAGAAACTGAGGGTGATAGCCTCCTGTTCTCTAGATTGTTGGACGAGTTAACACGTGGGTTGAAAACACGGTGTATTAACCTTATGCGTTATGATGGTACATGGTCTGCTCCAGCGGAAACTATGCCTACCGTCATGTCGACCCATCGTAAAGCACAGTTTGAGCATTTACGTGCTATGAGCCGTTTGAACTTGGCTATGCCGATTGTTAACGCGGTAGAATCACGTCAACGTCCGAACGGGTTCCGTAAAGTCAATGATGAGACGTTACGGTCAACAGAAGCAAATGAAGCGTTCATGCGTAACCATTTGCAGTTGAAAATCATGCAGGGTAACCATGATGTTGCATTATATGGTACAAGCTACCTGTTAGTCGCGCCTAACGGTTTTGGTGAAAACATTCACTATGTAGACCCGTGGAGTGCAGTCGTCTCCCAGAATAATGAGTGTGGTGTTATCTACACGTATGACGAACTCAAACAAGTGGAGACGTTCGCATTCTACCGTATGCTGTTCAACGAGCAGGGGGAACTGGTACGTGTCTATAAGAAGAATGCGACTAGGAAAGGTGAGCGCAGTCTCGTCTTACCTGACGATAAACTCAAGGTGCGCGAGGTTGCTGAAAGCTCTCAAGATACGCACGGGTGGACAGGCAGAAGCAACTTTGTGTGGGCGCAGGAGACAACCGACTATGAGTATGCAGTCGAATGCCACAGTCTCCCCTTAGTACAACGGCGCACACCGACACGTCATGGTGTACTAGAACCGCACTGGTCAACAATGGATCGTATCAATCAGAAAGTGTTCGACCAGCTGGTTATCAGCATGATGCAAGCATTCAAACAGCGTGCCATTAAAGGTATGCGTCCAACCTATACAGATAAGGATTTACCTGTCATCGAGGGTAAAGCGAAAGCTGGAGACCCTATCAATTATGAGGGCATGTTCGAAGCAGGTGTAGGCGCACTGTGGATGTTGCCTACCGATATTGACATTTGGGAATCAGGTTACGTTGATATTCAACCATTGGATAGTGCGATAACCAATGATATTAAACGTCTTGCCTCAACCGCTGGCGTCCCATTAGACGTATTGTCTCCAGACGTGCAAGGCAGTGCTGAGGGCGCAAGCTTGAAGCGTGAGAGTCTCACGTTCCTTGTTGAACAGTTAAACACGCTCACCAACGACGCTTTGACCCGTGCTATCACCATGAGTCTCGTGTTAGACGGTAACGCGCAAGCAGACGTGGATTTGTTCGAAATGATGTGGCTTCCAGCAGACCCACAAAACATTGTCGACCTAGCAAACGCTGCCAGCCAGTTGCAAACCATTTTGGCGAAGAAAACCATTATGAAGCAAGTGCTTGGTTTCACTGAAACACAGATCCAGGAAGCATTGCGTGACAGTATGGACGAATTGTTCACCACCGCAGGAAACGGTGAGGGTACACCAACAGGCGCAAACCTCGACAATGTTGACTTGTTCAACGAACAATTACCCAACAATTCAGGCAACAGTCAAGCATTCAACACCAAGGCGGACACGGACACAACCACCTCTGAACACTAAGGCAGTCTATGGCGACAACAACAAAACTCAACCAAGCATTACGTTACGCAAACCTGCTCGACCAACAAAGAACGAACATCGCCACCCAATACAGCATGCTCGCCACCAAATACGCCAAAGCATTAACACCTATCGACTGGTGGAATGATGGCGTCACCCTAGGCATGAGCGCTAAACTCGCGCTCGCCTATGTGAGTATGTTGTCGGCGTCTCGTAAGGCTGGAGTCTCATATGCGGATATTCTTCTCCAGCTTGCCGGACATAAGAACGATATTGCGCATTTGTTGGCTGGAGGGTATGTGCCTGTTCGGGCGAATACTGACCCTCAGATGATTGCGTATAAAATGTTTAACGCGTATCAGCATAAGGCGACACAGTTTCCGAATGTGCGTCCGTTGAGTTTTGAAGAGAAACTTTCGGATACGGATTGGCAGGCGATTGAAGAGTTTCTTGAGGCTGCTCGCCGTGAACTCGACATGGTTAGCGTCACTGACGCTGTACTTTCCGCTAATCGTGGTAGTCAAGACGTGTATGACAATGACCCTAGTGTGAAGCAGTATATGCGTGTGATTCACCCTGAATTGTCGCGTACTGGGTCATGTGGTTTGTGTATTGCTGCGGCTACCCGTTGGTATTCCAAGAGCACGCTTATGCCTATTCACGCGCATTGCCATTGTACGACCGCTCCTGTGGTGGACGGTGAAGATTGGCTACTCAAACTGGGGACGAACTCTAGCATGCTCAACACGTTGTACACGGTGGGTGGCAGTACATCGGGTAGGGATTTGAAAAAGTTCAGCGTCAGTGCTGCACCCCATGGAGAGCTTGGGCATGTGCTTATAAACTCACACGGGCGTGTTATTGGCGTGGTGGACACGTGGACTCCACCTGATAAAGAGATGGGGCGTACACAGTTGCAGCAGATGGCTGAACGTGTGGAACAAACCATGAGTGTGATTAAACGTGTACAGGACACGATGAAACCTGAAAAGTTTACGTTTGGTTCTCGTACGTTCACTATCAAACCTGATAGTGCGCGCACGGGTATGCTCGCTCGTAGTTTGGGTTGGCATGAGCAAACCTTACGTGCGCTTCGCTCCTATTTAGGGCAAGCAAGCTAACCCAAATATTTTTTCGACAAGAAAGGAAAACCTATGAACGGTAACACGACAAGTGCAGCGTTGAAAGCGATGAGCACACCAGCAGACACAGGAGAAACTACTTCTACCAGTGAACAGGCACAGGACGTGCAGGGTGAACAGATTGTGGCGGAAGAGACCATCATTCTCAACGACACCACGACTGACAGTACGGACACGCAAGACAGCGAAACTGAGCATAAGCCGTTGAGTCAAGAGCCGGTAGAAAAGCAAGCTGAAGCCTACAAGTCCCTTGCACGTAAACATGAAAAGCGTTCCGTAGAAAACTACAAAATGCTTAAACAAGTACAAGAACAGTACGAAGCTAAAACTGTGGAGAATGCCATGCTTAAAGCACGGTTAAACCACCCAGAGCTTACTGAAGAAGATTTCAAAGCGTGCCCAGCTCTCACTGCTGAGGGTATCGAAGAGTGGGTCACCTCCCAGATGGCGTTCCTGGAACGTCACCAAGCAAACAATGAAAACGTGTCCACCACAGCCACGACAACACAGAAGGTAGATGATACTGCCCAAGCGTTGAACCGTGCTGGCGGGCCACAGCCTACTCAAGTAGCCACTACGCGAGAACAGGCTTATAAAACGGGTGTTGAAGAAACGAAACGTTTAATCAACGCACGTAAAAATAACCCATTATTCAAAAAGAATTAGATGAAAGGACAGTTCCATGACTGAACTCAATGGCGTATCGTATGCGCCTGTTGCAGATGATGTGGCTACTGGTAATGATCGTGACTGGCTGTTTGACCGTTTCGGTGAACCACATGCTGTTGCCGTCACGATCGATTTGGCAAGTTTTGCTAGCGTTGTTGACGCAGGTGACACTTCAAGTGAGGGCACTATTCCTAGTGGCTTGTTCCTTGAAGTTGCTGACAATGGTGTGGCTACTCTGGCTGGCGCGTCCAGTACCAAGATTAACGCAGTGTTGGCAGACCCTATCAAGGTGAAGTTCACCAAGACTGGCTTGTCTGGCAAGCTTGTCGTCTCTGCTATTTGGAATGCAGTTATCCGTCGTGACCGTATTAAGAACAATAATGCAGGTCAGAAGTTCGCTACCACCAGCTTGTACAACTACACAGGTTCTGGCGTGCCTACATCATTACCAGCTGCACCACAGGTTTAAGAAAGGATTAACTGATTATGCCTACTTTAGAGAAGAATATTATTACTCCTGACGCGGCAACAGGTTTAGTACAGGGTTCTTATGCTTCTGTAACTGAAATGTTGCCTTTGTCTGCCGTGTTGACTGATTCCAATGCGGATAACCCAACTAGCGTGTCTTGGACTCCTAACAAGCGTCGTGACCAGCGTATGGCAGACTTCACTGCTTTCGGTGCGAACCTGCCGTACACTCGACAGAACACTCAGCAAACAGCAATGGCTGGCTTGCTTAAGCTTGGTGTGCGTGAAATGGTGGGTGAACGCGACATCGCAGTACATGGCGCTACCCCTGAGTTTTTGCGTAACAAGCTGCAGGCGTATCTCACTCAGATTGGTACAGAGATTGCGTGGCGTGTAGAGTCTGCGCGTTTGTCTACCTTGTTCGACGCTAAGTTTAGCGTGCAGAACACTGTGTATGATTATGGGCGTGATAAGGCGCATGAAGTGTCTTTGGCTGTTGCGAAGAAGTGGAATGCGACAGGTGTTGACCCAGTTGCTGACATTTTGGGTTGGCAGAATCTAGTACGCAAGAATACAGGTGTGAAGCCTACCGTGTTCATCACCACTTCGGACGTGCTGGATATTCTTGCTGAGAATCCACAGTTTATTGCTCACATTCCTAACTATGTGGCTAAACCATCTCATATCGGTCGCGATGATGTGGAAGCGATTTTGCGTAACATGTGTGCGATTGACAGTATCGTTGTGCTCGATGAAATGTATTCCGGCTTGGGCGTGCGTCTGCCTGAGGGTTTCACTGTACCTGAAAAGACTGTTCTGCTTGCCCCTAACCTTGCAGCCTATGAGCTGGGTCGTACAGTGTTTGGTGCTACTGCTGCAGCACAGTCCGCTGAATACGGTATTAACAACCCGAACGGTGTTGGTTTGGTTGGTTATGTGACCGCTGATAGTGTTCCAGTCACCTATGACGCCGTAGGTGAGGGTACGGTTCTTCCAGTGTTGGAGAACGCTGACTTGACCTTAAAGGCAGTCGTCGCCTAACACATAACATTCTCTGACTGCTAGCTCTAGCACGTGTTGCGTTGTTAGAGCTAGCAGTTGTCATGTGAAAGGCAGACATCATGTTTTACGACAATATCGACTGGCTACACTATTTCGACATGTTCGCTGACGGTGGCATGGAACTAGCAGATGAAACACTGAAAGAATGGTGTATCACTGCGAGTGAGATTGCACTCATGCAAGTCCCCGAAGCGGAAAACCGTTTCACTAACGGACACCTATCTGAGCGTGTGTTTGCGTATGTGATTATCAACATGGTGGTACGCAAACTCCGTTACGGTGCACCCGTCAAAGAGTCCAATGGCACGTATTCGTATCAAATGGGAGAACCCAGCGACACGAGTATGCCAAACATTACACAGTACGGGCGTAGCCCAAACTTGTATATATCTAAGAGTGAACGCGAACTGCTCTCAGGTGGAGCGTCCACAGGAACGCTCGGCGTAGTAGGCATGTCGTTTGCACCAGGAAGTTTCATCTAATGGTTAAAGCAAGAGATAAAAACACGTTTGACACTATCAAACGTAAAGACACTCTCATAGCTATTCCTCGCACTATCCACCGTAGCGCCCACGGCGTCACCCTCATAGAGGGCACACCCGTAAAAGTGATTTGTAGCGTCGAGGGACGTGCCCAACAAGCAGGCATGTTCTCCATTAGTGGTGCTGAAAGTAAAACCCCTGACAAACAAGGCGGTCTTATCGAAGTCACACCAATACAAATCCTATGCAACGAATGGCACGGCGACATATACACGCTCATCTACTATGAGGGCGACTGGTACGACATGGACGGCGCACCCACCATACGCCACCACGGCACCAGCATGGCGCAAGGCATAGAACTACGCGCTCGCCGTATTCTTGCGAGCGATTTCGCGATAGTGAAACGTCCTGCACCAGTAGTCACGGAGGAGAGTGAAGTATGGGGCGATTAACATATGTGCATATTCCTGACCATGTGAGTACGCAGGCGGCTCTCATGTTTGGTGAGAGGGCTACTGATAAGGCGGCGCACATGATTGCAGTACGTGCTAGAGAACTAGCTAGTGAGCGTGCTAAACGTTCGAGTGTGGCTAACCGTATTCATATTCGTGTGAAACGATATGAGGGTGTGCCTATTGATCGTCGTGTGGAAGTATCCGTTAAGGGTCGTAATGGTGCGGAGATTGCTAGCTTGTTGGAGTTTGGTGGTTGGACGCACCCGCGGTCGGGTAAACGTATGGCTGGCATGCATTTCATGCGTGACGCTGCCATCGGATAGGGGGTGAACGTTATGGATATTGCTACGTTACGTACACTCCTGCCTGAGATTCGTCCCACGGTAGACGCAGAACAATTCATTTACGACATGTTGCACGAATTATTCGCAGACAATGAGAATGTGCATATTATGGTCGAAACCAGTCTCGATACGAGTGCTGTGTTTCATGATGACCAACAGGTGTTGATTTTGTTCTCGTGTACTGCTCCACGGTATGCGACAAGTAACTTGCATGCTAATAGGTGGAAGTTTACGACAAGTTTCACGGTGATAACGATGAACGCGGATTACACGTTCTCTTTTAGTGCAAAACTTGCTGAACTCATTACTGCCTACCCGTATACGCAGCAGAATGTGAACACGGCTGGACGAGCTGCGGCTATTAGCCAAATCGCTTTTGAGAGGCAAGCGTCAAGCAACCAGATGAATGGTAAAGCCTTGAAAGAGCGTTCTGCGGACGCCACGTTTATTGTCGTGGACAACATACCACTGTAACCGTTAATAATAATAGTTTCCTAACCCTTGCACGATTGCGTGTGAGGGTTTTTTATATCCAAGTTAGGAGAAAACAATGGCATTTAATGTAGCCATTAACAATGACGGGTTGATTACCGCAACCCACGGTACCATCTTCATTGCAGACGCTACGGCGGGTGAAGTCGCTATGCCAACTGATTTGAGCAAGCTGACATTGCTTGCCCAGTCGATTGAGAATAAGTGGTTCAACATTGGACACACATCTAAAGACAACAAGCTGTCTATCGAAACAGACGGTGGTGAATCTGAGCCTAAGCCCACATGGCTGGTATCCAACGCTAAGACTACTTATTCTGCTGTCACGTTGAAAGTGAAGGGTAAGAGTGTTCAGGGTGATAAGAACACGTTGAAGTTCATTTACAACGGTTGGGACAATACGGTGGGCAAAGGTGTTAACGTGTCCACGGATAAGACTGCCCAGAAGGTGTCCATGATTATCCTGGCACAGGACGAGGGGGCTAACCTCAAGTTCGGTATTTATGCCCCAAACGTTGATTTCACTTATGATGGTTTCCCAGATTTCAGTGGTGATAACTTCGTTGAGTTTGGTTTTATCGCGAACGTGTTGTCGAGCCAGACTCTGAACGCGTCTGAGAATGGTAAGACTGCGGTATTCACCTTGCTGTCTCCTGAGGACTTCAAGGTAACATCGCCGGCTGTTCACAGCTAAAACACACGTGGGTGCACCCTTTTGAATCATGTGCGTGTAGCTTTTATTGGTTTTCCTCACACGCATGTGAGGGGTGTACCCCAGTCCCTTTTTTCTTTCCTCATTGAGGAAAACCAACCCTTTTTATTCACTGCTTTTTTGGTAAGGAAAACCCATGGCAACAAAAACTACAAAGACTACTAAGACTTCTAAGACCAGTGCTGAACAGGAGATTACTCTGCCAGACACGGTAGCCAAGCTGCGCACTTTGGAACCGTTCAACGGTTTGTTTGAGAATCTGCCTGCCATGCTTGAACCAAACGATATTGATTACGATGTGGTTGAGGACATGTTTATTCTTTTGGCACAGATTCAAGACGTTGAACAAGACTTCTCTGAAAGTGGTGACACCCAGTATGCGCGCATGGTGGGCACGATGGTGGCTATTAACCGTGCTTGCCTTGACTTGTTCGACAAGGTTGCTATGGACTCGGACGCTTTACGCGCGTGGGCACACAAGTTTAAGCCAGCTGACCTGTTCGAACGTGTGGTCACTCTCATGAACTTCTACGCCACAAACATGGGGGAATAATAAGCACGCTTCATACGGCTCTGGCTGATAGTCGTATGGAGGTGACGTGCGATTTTCGGCGTTACTATCAGCTGACTGTTCCCAACGATTTGCATGGTTTGAAAGCTAGAACCGTGTACGACTTGCTTGTCGGGCTGCTTCTTATTCAGGGCAGCCTATACGCAGGGTGGGTTCTCCAACATGTTCCAGCGTCTGGTGAACCGCCTGAGAAACAGCGTATTTCAGCTTACGCATGGACTACACAGGTGAGCCTGTTAACGGATATACGCAACCTTTTACGTGGCTTTATGAGCGAGAATAAAGAGTCTGCTGAAAAGGACATGGTGTATCCGCCAGAAATCAAAGAGGACATTGAAAATACAGAAGCGTCTGAGATTCCAGACGCCACGATCGAAACAATGCGTGCACTCATGAATCACATGTGAGTGCGCGCATTTTTTATAACTCAACACAGTATGGAGGGGGCACATGGTTGGCTTAATGTTCGAGGGGGCTAAGGTAGGTGTCGCTGTCCTACCTGATACACGGGGGTTTGCTAGTGAACTCAACATGAAGTTGCGTGCACTGCAAAACATTCACGACCTGAAAATTCCAGCCAACTTTGACCCTGACACGGGTGAGTTGAGTGCCGCTCTTAATAAGTATGCGAACAAGAGTTTCAACATTACTGGCAATATCAAGCCGAACACGAAACCGTTAGATGCGTACTTGCAGAAGATTAAATATGAGCGTCCCGATATTAAAGCGAACGTAGACGTTGACGATAAAAAAATGCGTGAGCAAATGCTGCGCCGCACGTATAAGGTCAAGGTAGACCCGATTAGTCCTACGTTTCGTAAGCAAGACCAAGACGCGATAGCGGCTGCTATTGAGCGACGTAATCAACGTACACGCGACTTGTTGAATGACCAGTACAACATTCTGCATAAGAGCGTGCCATTGTATCGCAATATTGAGAAAGCGACACGTGATTCGAACACGTCTAATAATGAGACGGTTCGTTTGCTTAATGAGCGTTTGGACGCTTTGAAATCGTTACGTGACGCTGCTCACCAGGTGACACCGTTTGGCGGGGATAGAAAGTCATTCAAAGACTTAAACGACTATATCAACCGTTACGAGCACGTGTTACAGCGTGCAAAAAGTGGGCGTATCACTTATAACTTTGAGACTGACGGGTACGCCAAAGTCTTACTGAACATGGAGACGGTAGCGGCTAAGGCTAAGGACTTAGACGATACTAAGGTGCGTGTGAAGTTCTGGACGGACGGTGCAGACCGTATCACCGACGAGTTGAACAAAATGCGCACACGCATGATCAACATTCCTCAAGACTTAATGAGGCAGGCTGACCAGTTGGCAGCGAAATATCGTGATGTTGCTGAAAAGGTGCGTAAGAACCCTGACTTTAAGTATGAGGCAAACCTTGACTTGGATACAACACGCGCTAAGGAAGAGTTCGAACATTTCAAGCGCAAGCATAATGAGTTGGAGATTGACGCTGAAATTGAATCGTTGGGTGCGTCTGCACATTTAGCATATCTGACACGTCCACGCACCGTGAACATTTTTGCCCGCGTTAGGGACACAAATCTGGGCAAGATACTCTCGGGTGCTACCTACGGTGCAACAGGCTTGCAGGGGGTGGTTAACCAGTTCGACAGGCTGGCTAACGTGTTCGACAAACTCGACCGTTATGTGCCACGTATCGCCACGATTGGTAGCATTCTGGGGTCTATCACTGCTGGCGGTATTAACCTTGCTGGTTCGATTAGCGCTATCGGTGTCAGTCTGGGTGTGATGAGTAAGGGTTTGCTTGCTGCTCCTGCTTTACTGGGGGCGTTCGGTAGTGCCATGTGGTTGCTGTGGGGTTCGCAGCAGAAGGGTGCGTACAAGTTTGATTGGACGACTACTGAGCTTGGTGGTTTACGTGATAAGGGGTTAAAGAGTTTCTGGGACGGTATTACACCGAAGCTGCGTGAGATGGCTAATCAGATTGCGCCAACTATTAACGAGGAATTTCTCGGTATTGCGACTGCGTATGGTAAGACTGCTGGCAGTATTCTCGACATGGTGTCTGCGTCCGACAAGATGGGCGTCCTCCCGAAACTGTTAGCGAACACTCGTCAAGGTGTCGAGAACCTGGGCACACCATTAGGCACGCTGACGCAAGCGTTCCTCCTGCTTGGTGACCAGACGTCGGCAATGTTTCCTCGCATGGTGTCATGGTTAAACATTCCTGCTACCGCTTTTAAGAATTGGGTGAGTGAGGCTGAAAAGTCGGGTGCGGTTGTTCGTGCGTTGAACAAGGTAGCTGAGCAAGGCTCATATTTGAAGAGTATTTTCTTCGACTTTGGTAAAGCTATGGGTCGCGTGTTCACGGACTTGTCGAATGGGCAGAACGGTTTGGAACAGTTCGCTAATAGTGTGGGCAAGTTCAAAGACGTTGTGTATGGCGTGAAGTTCACGGAGACGATTAAAGCGTGGGTTGATGGTGCTAAACAGGCTCAAACTGGTTTCCGTGGAGCGTTCAGTGACGCGGGTACAGCGCTTTACCAGACGCGCAATGTTATCGGTAGTGTGTTCAAAGACATGGGGTCTATCTCTGGTGGTTTGCTGAGCACGATTAGTCAAGTATTGGGCGCTAATGGTTCATCAATTAAGAGTATGAGTCAAGGTGTGGCTGAGGGTTTCAAAGCCATGTTTGACGCTGTGAAAGCAAACAAGAGCGTGCTTGGCGACTTCTTCACCATGATTGGCTCACTGTCTCGCACGTTCGGTACAACATTGGCAGCGTCGTTGAAAGCGGCAGCACCATTGCTGAGTGTGTTGGCGAAAGCTGCTACTGCTGTTGCGGACGCGGTGTCTAAGATTCCTGAACCAGTGTTAGGCATGATTGGCTTGTGGGAAACATTCGGTAAGGGTGGTTTGTCCGCTTTTAACATGTTGAAGCAGGGGTTGGCTGAACATTTGGTGCAGTTAGCTAATTATCGTTTGGCTATGACGCAGATGAATGCGACGGAGTTTGCTGGCGGTAGTATGAGTGACATGCTTGCCGCGTGGGGTAAACAACAGTTGGCTATGCGTGGCGTATCCAAGGGGGCAACTGAGGTGGCTGAAGCTACCGCTACCGCAGGATTAAGCATGGCTCAAACGGGTTCACAGGTCGGTAAGACCACGGGATTCTTCGGCAAGATGAAACTGGCAGGCTCAGGGCTTATCGCTAGCCTTGGCGGCTTGTCAGGTATCTTAACTACGGGGCTTGTTGGTGCTGGTATTGCAGCTGCTGGCATGGCATGGTCGTCCTATGCGCAACATACGTCTGAAGCGAAGAAAGCAACAGATGAAGTTGTGGGATCGTTGGGTAAACTGCCTAGCGCGGTAGACGCGGCTAAAGGCTTAGATTCTGTGGGCGCGAAGTTCAGGGACAACCTACTCAATGGTTCGGCTAAATCGAGTACTGTTTTCGGGTGGATTAACGACTATCAAAACGGTTTCAAATCCCAGAAAGAGAACCTGAAAAACCTCGGTATTAGCGCTGATGAGATGGGCAAGTCCCTGCAAAATGTTGATGAGTACCGTAAAATGCAGCAACGCCTTAACAAGGTTGTTGAAGATGGTACTATCATCACGCACGCCTATGGTTCTACCACGGGGCAGGCTATCGTTCAAAAGACTGAGGAAGCGAAAGCTGCAAGCGTATTGTTGGACACTCAAAAGGATAATCTGAACGCAACATTAGACCAGTTGGAAGCTGACGCGAAAATGAACGGTCAGTCGAAAGTCAATGTTCGTAGCCTGTATGAGCAGGGTGCAAGCTATGCGTACTTGTACGCCAAAACACGTAGTAGTCAAGAACAGCAGGAAATGTTGTTCCAAGCTCAACAGAAAATGGTGGCGTGGCATGATAAGCAAGCACAGGCTTTCCGTAACGTAGACGCGGCAGGTGTCCAGTATGCGCAAACGTTGGAATCATTATCCACGAGTGTGGAGGCGGTGAAAGACCGTGTATCGCAGGGTGATGGTTTGTGGGATAACGCGACGAATAGTTTGAACTATTTCAGTCAAGCTGGACGTATTGCTCAACAGTCGTTGGGTGGGTTCGCGGAAACCTCGATTACCTATGCTAAGGCGATGGTTGACGCTGGCAAGTCTCAAGACGTGGTTACCAAGCAAATGGAAGATATGCGTGGCAAGTTTATTGAGACGGCTGAAAGCATGGGCTTGTCGAGTGCTCAGGCGCAAGAGTTGGCTACACAGTACGGTCTTGTCCCGTCTGATGTAACCACGTGGTTTAAGACGGAGATGGAAGAGTCTAAACTCCAGTTGATGGAATATGTGAATCTTATTTCTCCACTGTTGGGCACTCAAGAGTCAATTATCTTGACTAAGGCTGTTACTGATGGCACGATTACGGACATGCAAACATTGGATACGATTGCGAGTGCGTCTACTCGTGACCGAACGATGATGATTAGTTTGTTTGGTGATGGTGGTGTTATTGCAGGTTTGCAAGCGGTTGGTTTGCAAGCTGAACTGTCTACCGATGGTAAAACGTTGATAGTTAAGGGTGAAAACGAGGACGCTTTGAACAAGCTGAAAGCTGTTAATGGCGCTAGTGTTGACCCGAAAACTGGATACGTGTACTTGAATAAAGATAGCTGGAACGCCGTGAAAAATACGGTTGACTTGTGGTCTCCAGCTCCGAAGTGGATTAACGTTGGTCTGAAAGCTATCACTGGTAGTGATAATCTTGCAGATTTCTTTGCACACCGTGCAACTGGTGGTTTAGTCACTGGTTCAGGTACAAGCACGTCCGATTCTATTCCAACATTACTGTCTAACGGTGAGTATGTGCTCAAAGCGTCCGCGGTGAAGAAATTGACTGCTACCTATGGTTCTAGTTTCTTGAATCGCGTCAATCAGACGGGAAGTATCCCAACCGCGTATGCGCGAGAGTTGCAAGCACTCGTAGCAAGTAGTAACAACACAGCTAACGTTGCCAACATGAAAGGCACGACCATTATCGTACAGCATGATGATAAGGCTGTGGTGGAAGCTATTGACCGTACACGCACCGACGTGGTGGACGCTATCACCACCAGTAACGTGGACTCTACGTTCGATAGTGTGTTTGGTGTGAAACGGTTTAATGAGGCTGTGTATGCGGCACAAGACGCACATCGAGCATGGTAAACCGCAAAAAGAGATAGGAGTATGCGTAGATGAGTGTAGATGACATGTTCTACACCAGCGCAACCACGGGAGAGACCGTCAGTTTGAATACTGACGGTCTTTTCTTTGGTACTGCACTGGAAATGCGTGGCTACGAGTTCGACGCCACAGTAAACCTGTTCGGTATTAGTGACGTCATGCTTAAACCCGTATCCACGAGCGTGGAAGTGACTGTTTACGATCGAACGGAGTGGGATATTCTACGCCGTTTAGCGGTGCGTGACACGATTAACAATACTCCTGGCACGTTCACTGTGTTGGATAAGTTGGGTAATAAATGGTTGCGTAAGGGCAATATTAGTGCTGACTCGTTGCGTAAACTGCCAGCAGACGTGCTCACCACCAGCATGAAAGTTAACTTGTATGGGTATTGGGAGAAGCAAACCCTGATTTCGTGTACGCGTAACACGGTTGAGGATACGGGTGGCATGTTGGATTATCCGTATGATTATCCATTTGATTATGGGTACGGAGACATGAGTACCACATTATCTGTTGGTGGTGGTGTTCCAGCGCATGCCACGATACGTATTTACGGGCATTGTGTGAACCCTCGTATCCGTATCGGGGCAAACATGTATGGGGTAGACACCACAGTGGGCGTGGGTGAACGTTTAGACATTGACACTTACGATAAAACCATTATCCGCACCGTGGTGGGAGCTACTGATGTGCGTACGATTGACGAATATCCTAACCGTGTTAAGGGGAATGAGAATACGGGTACATACGTGTTCCAACCTATCCCCATCGGACAGTGGGACGTGTCATGGAGTGGCTCTTTTAGTTTCGAGATTCTGCTGCGTGAGCAGGAGGTGGAAACACCATGGATATTGTAGTAGCGGATTTGAATGGTAAAGACATTACCGTCCTGCCACAAGCCGTGTTGGAATTGTCGTATGGGTTGCAAGGGTCGGATAGCACGTTCACCCTTGTCACCCCTTTCACGGGGCGTATTTATGAGAATTGTCGTATCTATGTGGAGGGTACTGAATACGGTGGTTTGATTACTGGCTATAAGTTGTCGCACACGCAGACGGGCGATGTGATAGAATATCAGGGGTATTCGTGGCAAGGATTATTGACTCGCCGTATCGTGAATGTTCCCTCTGGGCAAGACCGTTATTCTTGTTCATCTAGTGTGTATTCTGCAGTGTCGAAACTGTTCTCTGACTGTGGTGTGGGCAGTGTGTTCACACTCGGCTACATGGCGCTCTATTCATTGGATAAAACGGTGGAATTGCCACGCTATTGTACGCTGGCTTACGCGCTCACGTATTACTTGGATAAGGGTGTGACGGGTAATAAGTATTCCTACCAGTACGAGTATACGAACAATAAGGTTCGGGTCAACATTACACAGTCTCAAGCAGTGAATGTGGACGAACGGTTGCGTATCTTCTACACGCTCACAAAAGCGCTTATCCCTGTGAATCATTTGGTGTGTTTAGGGCGTGGCAAACTCAAAGACCGTGAAGTCATACACTTGTATGCCAACGCTAACGGGGATATTAGTACGAGTCAAACATTCACGGGCTTATTAGAGAATGCGGTTGTTTACGATTACGGCAGTGTTGAAGAGGGGACTGGCAAACTCGAAAAGGCTGGCAGGAATAAGTTCAAGGAATACTTGGATTCCGATTCTACTCAAATCACGTTGCCTGATAACGTGCAATATAACGTGGGTGATGTGATTAGTGTAACCCACCCACAGTTGGGTGTTACGGTGTCTGCTCAGGTCACGAAGAAAGTGGCACGTATCGCATACGGCAAACTCAAGGTGACGTATACGGTTGGCAAGGATAAAACAAAGCGTACAGACACTGTGCGCGACTACGAATAAACACGAAACAATTTTTTCTTACCTCATGGTGGGGTAGGGGAGAGGACACATTATGGCTGTTACTGATGGTATCGAACTCGTTACTGGATACGCGGGTAGAGCACATGTCTCGTCTGATGATATAGCCGCTTTCAACCGTGGTGTATTCGGTTATGACGCGCCGAAAGTCATGCGTCTTGACAATGGGACAGATAAGATTTCCACGCGAAGCACAACTATGCTTGTGTTCCCTCAGAGTGATTGGCTGGTTGAGGGAAGGTTTGTGCGTGTGAATAAGGCGGTGAATGTTCCTATCCCTATTCCGCCTGTGTCGTCTACACAAACGTATTACTTGTATTTTGTGTATAGTAAAGCTACGTCGGGTGTGGAATCATTCAGTTTGGAGTTGAATTCTTACTCGTATTATGAGTCGTCGATTAGTAGCGGTAGTGCGTATAAGCTGGCTACGTTGAGTGTGACAACGTATAGTGTGGATGTTACTGACCAGTCTGTGTTGGAGAATAGGGCTGCAAATTTGCATAATCTCGATTATCGGTTGGTGCATTCAGCGCCGCCCGTACATGTAACTAAGCTCAATATCCCTTACCATGTAGGCGTGGTTACGCTTACCCGCATTGGCAATATTGTCTACGCTAATGGTGAGTTTTACGCAAACTCAGACCTCAACGGAAACATGAAAGCTAATGAAACTGTGCCAATCGGGTATCGTCCACGCGCTGAATACGCTAATCCAGCGATTATTAATGCGATGAGTCACATGGGCAACGGCTTCTATCTAACCTTAAGCGCAGACGGAACGATGTATCAATACGGTGCTACACATATGAATTATCGTTACGGTTTAACAGGCACATGGGTGACGGGCGATAGTCAACCAAGCTAGTTAGCTTGGCATACTGTCGGTGGTTACCCATGCGCCTTGCATAGGAGTGTACGCGGAGTTAGGGTTACCCAAGCCTACTACCGCACCGTTCTGGTCAACAAGGAACGCACAGTCGATTGTGCCACATTGGATAGGTGTGTTTACTTCGGTTGGGCGGTATCCGTAAGGAATCGACTCAGACACACTTGAATAATTCAACTGTGCTGCTTGCGTGAATTTCACGTTACCGTTGACAAGGACGAGACTGCCTATGCGCGTAATTCTAATACTGCTATCCGAATAAGGCACTTTCCAATACATCGTCTTACTCGAGGTCATCTGATAATCGAGATTACGTGTCTTGTGTCTAAGAATTTGTCCAACTTGTCCAAGTTTTTTGTACAACTGTTACCTGCCAAAGTTCACAACTCTACATATTCAAGCACTCCAAACATTAGGGGTGCTTTTTTCATATCAAAAAAAAGGAGAACACTCATGCCAATTCCTGTTGCCCCGTTAGCCGTGGACAACCTCATTATCGGCGTGGTTACAGTACTCGGCTCAATTATTGCCGCCTATCTGACCAGTCGCGCCACACAGAAGAATGATGAGAACACGGCTGAAAAGATCCAAGCAGAAACTGAGGGTGAGTTGCGTCGTCAACTCGCGGATACAGATAAGCGTGTGGGGGAGTTGAGTCATTTGGTGTCGTCTGAACAACGCCAGCGGAGGCAGGTAGAGGCGAAGCTTTACGAGTTGGAACAGAGCGACAATGTGAAGACCGCGTACGTGCGTGCGATTGGGCATTGGCTTGGTGGCTTATGTGGGGTTCTTGATGAGTCGTGGATGGATGAACATCCGAAGCCGAAACTTCCTGATGAGATTAGGGCTGCTATTGAACGGGTGGCGGAGAGGGAGGGGTTGAGCGTGGATAAATAAACGACATGGTAGGCGTTCGAAGCGCATTGTTATCAATCAAAGAAAAGGCTTAAGGAGAAAAAAGGTTATGAAGAATCATTTCACACGCGAGTTTATGTATGACACTATCGAACGTGCTATTAAGACGGCAGCACAGGCTGCTATCGGCGTGCTCGGTACGGGGGCTGTGGGTTTGCTTACGGTGGATTGGGTGAATGTGTTGTCGGTGACTGCTATGGCAGCACTGATTAGTGTGCTTACTAGTATTGCGAGCGTGGGCGCGTCCGACACGTTAACACCTGCAAGTGTTGTACCAACTAGCACTCGTGAGGGTAAGCATGTGGCTGATGACCAGTGTGAATAAGCTACCTACTATTGCAATGGTTGTATGTGTAATCCTGTTGGCAGGTGTTCTGTCAGCAGGGTTTTTGTTTTTCATGGCTCACATCGTGTGGGCGCTCGTGAAGCTCTTTCTTATTGTTTTGTATTCGTTAACGGTTTAAGGAGATTATCGTATGAAGAATTGGGATACTGTAGACGCTGACGTTGTTCAGTTGATGAATCGTCATTACACTCCAGGGCGTGATGGTGCGACCATTAGGTTTATCGTCGTGCACCATAATGCTGCTAATTTGACTGTGGGTGGGTGTTGGCAGACGTGGCAGAATCGTCCAGCCAGCGCTCACTATCAGGTCGAGGAAAACGGTACTATCGGGCAGTTGGTATGGGATAAGGATACCGCGTGGCATGCTGGAACGTGGTCGGCAAACATTCAATCGATTGGTATTGAACATGCGGACAAGCTGATTAACGGTCAATGGCAGTTGACTCAAACTGCGGTGGATAATGGTGCTCATTTGGTTGCTGCGTTGTGTAAGCAGTATAAGATGGGTGCACCACAGTGGGGTGTGAATGTTTTCCCTCACTCTAGGTTTAGTTCGACTGCATGCCCTGCCAGCTTGCAGGGGGCGCAGAATGCTGAATACATGCGTTTGGCGCAAGCGTATTACGCGCAAATGAATGGTGGCGCAGCTGTTGCTCCTGCTCCTGCTGGACAGACGTCTAATGAGAAGCGTGGACGCAAGGATAACGATACGATTGCTAGCGAGGTTATTCAAGGTCTGTGGGGTGTGGGTACAGAGCGTTCTATGCGTCTTGCTCAAGCTGGTTATGATTACAACCTTATCCAGTCGTTGGTTAACCAAAAGCTGGGTATGGGTACGGGTACATCACAGCCTGTTGAATCTGTTGATTCTATCGCTCGTAAGGTTATCAATGGTGAATTTGGTAATGGTGATGAGCGTGCTCATAAGCTCGAAGCGGCTGGGTATGATTATGCGGCTGTTCAAGCTAAGGTGAACGAACTGCTCGGTCAGGGTAATGGTGGCGGTCAGGACTTGACTGCTATCGCCCGTAGGGTTATCGCTGGCGAGTTCGGTAATGGTGATACACGTCGTGCTCGTTTGGCTTTGGCTGGGTATGATTATGCGGCTGTTCAAGCGCGTGTGAACCAACTGGTATAATTAGTAGTTTTACTCGTATGAGGGGTGCTATTCTCATTCTCCCGATAGGGGGCGGGGTAGCACCCCTTTTTTGCGTTTTATATAGTGGTAGAATAGGGTACGCGCCACAACATGTAAATACTATAGTAGTGTCGTACTGGTTTTTTACGATTTTTGACGGTACAGCCCCTCGTATTGCTCACCTTAGAGTGATATGAGGGTTTATTTTTAGGGGTATACTGGTGCGTGCCAAGACGCTAACCAAGGCGTCTCAACAACCCTTAAGGAGTTGATTATTATGCCACTAGTAAATTCTTTATTCCTGACCCATCGTGAGACTGTTGATATGTTTAACGGGTGGCTTGCTGCGTTACAAGGCGAGCTGATGAACAATGATGTGGCTACTGGTCTTGCCAGTGCTTTCCATGTTGGCGTTGTCGCACGTGACGCTTTATTCGTGAGTATTGTGTCTGAAGAACCTTTGTCTGCAGAGGCTCTGACTGAGTACGTAGAGAATTATGAAAAGCCTGAGGCTCGTGACTTTAGCTGGAGTATTTTTGATAAGTATCTTCAAAACCCGTCTAACCCTCACGAGTGTGACCTTGCCAAGTACAAGCGCGCATATGCGGCTGTCGAGAGTATTCCTGTTGATTGCTTGGAATGCAAGGCTGAACAGTATGCTTTGCTTGCTAAAACAGCTATCCAGTTCTTGCAGTTTGGAGACGTAAAGGGGAACATTGAAAATGCTTGGCATGCGGAACGCTCTATCGAGGGGCATTCGGACGCTTCCACTAGTATTCGTCACGTGCAAGCCCTCTACGCGGACTTTACAGGCGAACGCTTATAAGAGGTTGAGCGTTCATTGGAATCACGAGGTAAGGCAGATTTTAGGGCGTTACGTGAAGAGCTAGGTATCACTCAAGACGATTTAGCGCGAGGGTTTGAAATACCCCTAACCTATGTTAAGAATTGGGAGAAACAGTCCAGTCCTTACATGCCGTCTGATGAGGCGTGGGAATGGTTGGACGTGATGGCAGAACGGGCACGTCAAATCACGCGTAACACGGTTGAACAGATCGAACAAACCTACGCTGGGTATGGTATGCCTGAATGTGTGACGCTCACGTATTATCGTAATGCGCAAGATTACCGTGAACATGCTACGCGAATGCAGTTAGAGTCGGCGGATACGTGGCAGACGGTGAACGTTCAAACGCGCATGGTGGCACGTAAGCTGCGTGACCACGGTTTTAGGATACGGTTTGCTTACGCGACAGAAAAAGATAACGTGGCTTGGCAAGCATTGCGTATGAGTCTACATTATGATTTTAAGTAAGATGAAACCCCTGCTACATGGACAAGATAGCAGGGGTTTTTACCCTAATGAGTTGGATACATATGCACAGCGGTGATAAACATACAAGATATGAAAGACTAGCAAGAACTATCTGTATACTAACCGCTCAACATCTTACCCTAGCACGGTTTACTCCAGTTGACTATCCGTATCGTGGAACTCTACATGCGACGGCAATTCCAACGCTGTATCCAGTGTTTCCATAGCACGCTCACGTTCGCTATGGTCGGCGTGACGGTAGTGCATGAGAGTAGCGTCGTTAGAGTGTCCGACGATTTCCTTAATCAACTGGAAGTCCACACCTTGGCTAGCCAAGAGCGTGACAACACTGTGCCTTGTCATGTGTCCGACTACTTGACGTGAGTCCAGTCCTGCCTTTTCTACAAAAGCATTAAACATGAGTCGTTCCTTGGTAGAAGAGATAGGATTTCCTCGGTCGTCTCTAAAGATAAGACCGTATGGGTTGGGTATGTCTTTAGTCGCTTCTTTATACAAAGCAAGCACCTCAGCCAATGCTGGAATGATAGGAACGACACGTCCAGTTTTCGTTTTCGGGCGAGCAAACGTGGCATGATACGCTTCTCGATATTCATACCCTAAAGGCACTTGAAGTAGCCTTTGTGGACAGTTGCCACCGCGTTGTCTGCCACATGTGACGATACCATTTTTCATGCACCCGTGAGAGTAGATTTGGCGTACTCGTTGCCAATTAACCGTGTACGTGTGGTTAGTTTCGTCGTAATCGTCCCACATTGCGCCAATGATTTCGCCTTGCCTTAACCCTGTGAGTAGTCGAAACCACCATATCGCTCCGTCTTTTACCCCCATGTTTGTGGCGGTTTTCAGGAGTGCCTTGATTTCTGGCACACTCAACGCTCGGCGTTCGGACTCGTCCTTGTTTTTTGCAACCTTAGTGCCAAGCAGAGGATTAAACGTGATAAGTCGGTCTTGGTAGGCTTGCATGAAAATCTGATTGGTGACATTGTGTGTCTGTTGTATCGTGTTTATAGAAGATGGTTGTCCTTTTTTCCCCTTCATGTTATTGATAAATGAGAGCAGCTGCGTGGCGGTGAAACTACTGAGAGTTTGCTGTCCAAACTCTTGCGCTAATAGATCGATACAATATCTATAATTGTGGTAGGTTGATGGGTCTACCTGTGTTTTCTTGTAGTCTAGCCATTTGTATGCGTATGTGGTGAACCCTGTTTTTTTATCTATTGGTGCACCGTTCTCACGTATCTCTTGTAATAGTTCTTTGAGTTTAGCGTTGCACTCTTTATACGTGCTTGCGCTCACTTCTTTACGACGACGTTTCCCCTCAGCCGACACACCTATGTCAACACGAGCGCGATAGCGTGTTCTGCCTCGACTGTCTGTGTATTTATAGGGTTTAATTATGCCTGTTCTTGAGCGTGCCATGGCAAGTTCCTTTCTCTAGTTTTTTGAGTGTACACCCCATGTAACCCCCTTTCAATCACTGGGTGTTTACTGGGTGATTACTGTTTGATAATCGTGTTTTTGTTGATTTTATTGGGGTTGTAGGGTGTGTGCCTTGTGTTTGTGTGGGTGTTTTTGTGTAGAATGTTCAGT